AACGAGTGTAGTCGCAAGTCCTAATAGAACAATACCAGATGTAAATTGCAAGAGAATGAAAAGGTAATCTATTTCCCCAATTAATCCAGTTTGTTGTATATCAAATAATATACCATACCTGTAAAAATCGTAATACATACCATTTGGTTGCCCACTTGTCAAATTAATTGGGTTGTTTATGTCAAATGTTGCACCACCACCGACTTGGCTATACAATATTTCATCACCTTTTGAGAACCAACCAATTTTGGGGGATACTGTCACGACAGCGTACACATCTTCACCCCCCATATCTGTATGTAATACTCGGTCGAGGTGGAAGTTATGATACTTGACCTCTATATTCAACCGCAACCCACTGGTTCTCACGTATGGATACTTTTCGATGTCTTCTCCAGCACCGTTGAAACCTGTAATATCTAAACCATCTACGTTCTGTTCATTGAATGGTTTATCGAGTTCAATTCCTGTAATGTTTAGCCACTCCGACACTTTCAGACGAATTGCGGAACCCCTTTCAAATGTGTATAGATTATCATCAAACCCCTCTCTCCTAATATATGTGAGTGGTTTTGCTCCAGATTGTATACGAGAATCGAAATAATGATTGAATGCGAAATAACTCTCTTCTATACCGGGTGCTAAAAAGTTTGTAGATTTTGAATGTTCACATCGTCCCATGACCTCTATCGCTTCTCCGAGACCGTTTGAGTCTGAAATACACCCAGTGTAGGGTTTAGTGTACCTTTGTTTTATTGTTTCAGATATGTGTGTAGTAAAAAACATCACATTACCCGAGGGTAGTTTTGATATTAACTCAGCCCCGATATAGAACGCACATATTGGTGCACTATAGTACCAATCATCGGAGTATTTAAACTGGTAATTTGAGAGAGTATCACAGAAAGATGCACCACCTTGGTATATCGCAGTTTGGGTAGACGTATACTCGGTCGAGGCCAAACCCCAAGCACTCGCAACCCCTGTAGGAACTTCGGTGACGATATACGTCTTTCCCGCAAATAATGAATAAATAACCCAAATCACAATACCAATACTAAAAAAACTATGCAATGCAGCTAGTCGCCAATCACGTATAACAACAGCCTTATTGGCTGTAAACGATAGATTAACGATATTACTACGCATCCATTTCCATATTGGATTGATGTGAGCTGGGGTATAAGTCATACAATAAGATAGGTTATTTTTACAAAGTGGAAAACACACTGTAAAAGTAAAAAACTTTCCCAACCGGGTTCGAACCGATGACCTTGCGATTAACAGTCGCACGCTCTACCAACTGAGCTATGGGAAAAAAACGACAATTGTACTATTAATATACGGTACATGTGTCCTCTCTACCTGAATCGAACAGGTGACAAATGGAACTACAGTCCATTGCTCTACCAACTGAGCTAAGAGAGGTGGGATGAGCTCCCACCAAGAATCGAACTTGGACTTAAGGTATCAGAAACCTGCGTCATAACCACTAGACCATGAGAGCCGGAGTGGCTCCTTCGTCCCCCACTATATATGTATTATGAGTCTTTTCTTTAACCCCGTTTATGAGCTTCATACTCACGAGAGAAACAGAGAACAAACCAGCGGAGGTATTAGCAACAATCATAGGCACTACATTGAAATAAATTGAGTACACGAGACCCAATGAACTTGCCAAAACGTTGAGACCTAGGAATGTATAGTTGATCGCATCAGTATCTTTGGTTCTATACACGTGAACAATTTGGGGGACAAACATGACCGCGATGAGTATAGAACTTACCAGTCCAATTGAATCGATGATGCGATCCATTATTCATTACTAATTTATAAAGTTTCGATAGACTTAAGTCTCCAAATAACATCTTTTACAATGAGGAAAATACATTCTAAAAGATGTTCCAAACGGGGCTCGAACCCGTGACTTTGGCGTTATAAGCACCACACTCTAACCAACTGAGTTACTGGAACAGTGTGCAATCTGATTATATTACTAACCAACTTGTATAACGGTGGGATCCTTTCCCACATCTTAATAAGTCGTAAAATCTTTAACTGGATTTACGAATGTTCATTTTAATTAAATAAACCGTGAGAAGTGTAGATAATACAAAACAAATAACGCTAATGTAATCATAGGCCTTCTTTATGTTATCATATCCTGGTTGAACAATTTTATCAATACCAGATGGTTTGACTATGAGATTATCCAATAAAAAATAAGCACTACCCCAACCTTCTTTTGCATTTTCAGTTTCTACAACTTTTTGGTATGCTAATGGAAACTTATAGGTATACTTGGAAAGATGTCTATTTGTCTCAAAATCGGAATGTCCCCCCAGGAAATTATTTTCTATAGCAAAATTCATATATTTATCATTGTATATAACTGCATGTGAAGCACTATTGTACATTAAGAGTTGATGTGTTTTACCTACAATCACATCTGTTGGAAGTGGAAACCCGAATGTAGTTCCCAAGTTATAAATGTCGGGATTTTTCTCTGTGAAAAATGTGTTTAAATCTTCAACAATTTCCGGATCCCTAATACGTTCATCAAACTCACAATCATCTTCTAAAACAAGGATTCTTTTACAACCCCTTTCAAGTGCATGTTTGAACGCAGTTTTATAGGCATCCTCTAAATCAATATTTGGTTTATTCTCGCGCAGTGACTTATTACACTTTTTGTAACCAAAATTGTATTGAAAAAATACTCTAGAAGTTGGTTCGGCTTTCATGATATGCTGATAGATCTGATCCTCCCTTGGAGAGTCGTGCATGATGAGTACGTATGTACAATCCACAGTAGAATCCAGGTTACCTTTTGGGAGTTTATATTCCCTATAATAATAACAACTATCCATTACAATACCTTAGAAAATTTACTCCACTGGTTCTATAACTTTGAGTTTGTAATTATCTTTATCGCCATAAACAAACTTTTTGTAGGCATGCTCCATAAATTCGGGCATACCGTTCCCATTTTTTGTGAGATCTGCGAGACCCGGTATCCCACAAGAGAGACGTCGAAAGAAGAGTGTACTTTGCTTCGATGTATCCTTGGAGACATCACCAACCCTATAGTACTTGTCGAACTGTTCGACATTTTCAATATCATCTTTGTGTGTGATTTTCATTTGTATCCGTTTGTTATCATCTTTCTCATTTATAGAACCCGAGTGGATGAGATCAGCGTTAAATAAGATAGCTTGTCCAGGTTTGCATGGAACACTCTCCAAGGATTTACTGAGGTATATTTTATTCTTATCTTCATGTGAATTGGGTATGACATCTAGACATGCTTTCATATCTTCTAGGTAGAAGATGATCGTATATGAGGGATATTTTAACTTGGAATTGAATACGAAACCATTCTCATCGCGGTGGCATGTGGATACACTAGATTTCTCGATGGAAAATATATAATCCACGAATGTATACTCTTCACCACATATCGAATAGATTTCTTTCAATATACCTGGGTGATTGTTTATAAACTTCTTGATAGCCAAGTATTGTTTCGACTTTACGAGACCGAGAATATAATTGACTTCACTCTCATTGAACACATCAAGTACTTTAAACCCCGGAGTATCATCTCGGGATTTTACGAATTTCAGGTTGTTATTTGCAGTTATATATAAATATGCAAATAACAATATGAGGATAAATAGAATCCACATCTTATACTAATGGGATATTTTTATTATTGTTTAGCTCAAAATCTCCGATAAAAGGATAAATTGCTGAGATATGACCATCATCTTAGCCATGTTCGTCTTGGGGCCGTAGTCACCATAGCCCACAGTGCTCATGGTGGTGAATGAAAAATAGAAAGGATCTATAGTATTCTTGAAACCGAAAGCTTTGGGATCGACTTCGTTAAGTATAGAATATAGGATACCATAGAAGAGAGTCGTCGCGAGGATAATAGAGAGTTTCTGCATTATATACTATACCTCAACAGAATTATCAAGACTCTTTCTCGATATTCTCATATTCTTAACACTTGATAACCACCTGGAGATGGGGTTAGAAATCTCCGAACCCATGTCACAATTAATTATGCTGAGACCGTTACATACATCTGGTTTATTCTCTTTATTAGGAAATGCTTCATTGAAGGCCCTAATAGAAATTGAAGGTATATCAGGAGCCTCATCTAAAAATCTATCATACTCTGTACGACACTTCTTTAACAACCCTGTAATATCTGCACGATGTGTAACATCTAGGGATAATTCCATATCTATATTTCGGTAGTACTTTGAATATTGTTTACACATCGCAGAATGCGCCAGTTCTAAGTTTGCACTTTGACCAAACTTACTGATGGATGTGAGAATACCACCGAACACATTTAGGAATGCGAAAAAATACATTACAATCATGATCCTTATCTTCGTGTCTGAGTCTACATCGTCATTATTACTTGGATTAAGAACTGCGAAACCACCTACACCTGTGATACTCGCAATGATTATACTTGGGTAGGACAAGCAGTCATGTTGTTGTTTATAATAGAGTCGAGCGTGATTATGGAGCCATCGATAGCCAGCGGCTTTTTCAGCCCACTTGATGAGTAACTTCTCCTGTTTCTCACACCAAAAATGCTCATGGGGCACATCCACTTCACCCATTGCACTTACTATTAACATATATAATTTTCAAGTTCTGGTTTCATTTCTTGTACCCACCATTTTTTTTTCACGGGGTCCCATTTTGCACCAAATGATTTAACGTGATCTTTATCACTAAAAGGAACATTCAAATAAATACACTCTTTCACGGGTGTATTCATATATTTCTCAGCTTCTGGGCGAGTTTTGAAAGATTTGTATACCGCACCTGGATACTCGTCAATTTGTGTTTTAGCCTCACCCCACGTGGTGTAAATACCTGGGATATGTCCTCGAATGATACCGTAAAACTTTGCAGCAGTTCCACCTGCAGCTTCATAGGCTAATTTATCAACTTCTTCATTTTTTAGATCTCCGTTATGTGCTTTTACCCATTTCCAATTAACAAGTTTCAGTTTATTACGTACTTCATCAATAGCAATCCATAACTCTTTATTTTTCACCGGTGTACCCGTGGAAGTCACCCAGTTATTCTTTTTCCAATTTATAATCCATGCGCTAATACCATTCTTCACGTATTGACTATCCGTGAATATACACACTTCTTGGATGTCCCTATTCAAACATTCTTCGAGGGCTTTGAGAACTGCGGTCATCTCCATTGCATTATTGGTGGTATCAGACTGTTTACCACTGAGTTTAAAATCATCACCCACCACACCCCAACCACCACGTCCAGGATTCCCCAAACAACTCCCATCAGTGTAAACCTCATACATGATTACTCATCACACTTATCTTTTATATCCCATTTAATTGAATTTATTATGTATATATATTATAATGAACGATAGGATAATTATCACATCTGCATTCGTAATAATTACATTAATATTGATATTGATATTGATAATCAATACACAAAATACGAAACCTATGAAATCTCAGGAACAACCTAAATTCAATATACTTGGTGTGTCCATGTCTAAAAAGCCCGGTAATTCTGGAAAAACTGAGAATTATACATCAGGTGAACTGGCTGAAATATCCAAACAAGTTGAATTTACTTATAAATTTTCCATTGAATCGGGTGTAGATTTAATAAAGTCGATTAAGTGTTCTCGTACACATGGTACTTACAGTGACATCCGGAATATAGATGCACCCGTTTCGAAGAATACTATTTATGAATTTAAATTCACACCAAAAGAAGGTGAAAATGTAGTAGGTACACACACATTTACGTTGTCTTTCGATTCGAATACACTTGGAGATGGTAACATAGTGGCTACAGGAGAAAGTATAATAAACGCCAACCAACTTTCAAGGGTGATAGATGCAAATGAAATTCAAGAACTTACATTAGTTGACGTTGGTGGTGACAATGAACTCATAACTTCTATTACTAAAAGGCGGGTTATAATAAAATATGATGATATCAATATATTTGGTGAAGAAGATGTATACTTATCACCATTAGTGAATGATACTGATAACGGTGTTTGTATAAAAAAATTTAATAATGAAACAAATATCACAAATACGCAATTCCCCACCGAAATAAGAAATTGTACTCCACTTTACGTATCAAAATATCAAGGTAAAACATTGATATCGACATCTAGTACTCCATCAGATCCCGATGCCAAATTTCTCACGAGGTATAATTTTACACGGGGACCCCTGGAAAACTATAACTATAAAGGGTTAATTAGTGGTACACCGTATTGGTACAATAAATACCAAACCGAGGTTTATTATGGTGATGATAGAGAATATGCATTGAAGAACTGTTCTGAGGCGTGTGACGCCTACATATATCAGGGAGAGTGTAAAGGATTTGTCATAGAAAATGGGTTCAAACACAATGGCGGTAATAACGATAACGCTTTAACATGTAAAATCATTGATTCTCCCACAAACAATGCGAATTCTAAAACTTCGAATGCTAAGTGTGGTAGTAATAATGTAGAAAATCTATGGAATGATAGTGGTAATTGTACCAAGACGGAACCAAGAGGTACACCTAATGTATTATACAATGATATAAAGAATGGATTATATTGGAATGAAAAAAAACGTACTAATCAAACACCAGAAGTAGATACTTATATGTCTATATCAGCTGAGGTATCATATAAATTTGAAACTTTAGAGAGTGGGTCAATGTCTAAAAAACTTTTCACATTGGAATTCCCAGATGACGAGATCATAGATATTGGTTTTGGTCTTGAGGGTTGTCCTGACCCTACTTCCCCTATTATCACTAATCCTGGTACTGGATTTTACGTTGTTGCAACGTCTACTACTAGATGGGACCAGTATTTTGCTTCCAATAATGGTGTAGTCACTACTATGTCAGTACTAGGATTCAACGGAATTAGTTGTCAACCCAAACCCGCCGATGTTGGACATTCATGGTTCATCAAGAATAGGGTAGGTGGTGGCGCTACTATAGTAGGACGAAGGAATTAATACTTTCTTAAACATTATCTATATCGGGAGGGGTATATTTAAGTGGGTTATCAGGTTTGAAGAAGTCCTTAAATGGACACCCTTCACAACGTCTGTGACGTACCGCACATGTGAGTGCATCGGCGTTCTTGATACAAGGTTTTTTCCGTTGTCGATAGGTTCGTCGTCGTCGAATGGCGTAAATAACGATTGGGGTAGCTAACATATACAATACTAAGTGTTGTCGTTTTTAAATAGCATTAACAGTGCATTTTAAAAATGATTTTTTATTTTTTATTTTTTATTTAATGTACCGAAACCAACAAATTAGTTGGAGAAGGCCAAACCGCCCATGCCACTTTGTATGCGGAGAACGTTGTAGTTGGTCGCGAACATGTGCATGGTCTCAGCATCAGTCGCCTTCATCGTGACCGCAACCTGCGCGTTATCGATGCGCGAGAAGTTGCAGGTACCGGTGGGCTGATGTTCTTCGGGCTTCAGCGCGAAAGAATACGAGTACACACCGGGGCAGGGGTTGCCGGAGTGGTGGTTGTAAGCCTGCACCTGGTTGAAGTACTTACCTTCCTGCTCCTTGAAGCGATCCTGACCGTTAAGGACAAGCTTGAACTTGGAGAGGGGACCCGCGAGTTCCTCGGTGTATCCCACGGTAGAGGTACCGGTGGCGTAGAGGGGGGTACCGACCGCGGAGATAGGCACGAAGCAGTTGGACAAGTCGAGAGCGTCGAGAGCGTTGGACTCGAGAACGACATCAGCGGGCATGTTCGAGGAGGTGAAGTTCCACAGTTCCGAACGAGCGGCAGTGTTGGAGAAGCACCACACAAGCTCCTTAACGGGGTGGTTGTAGGAGAGGCGGA